TCAAGAATTTCATAATGGGATTAGCCAATTCTGTCGTTCGAACTATGTCAAGGATTGAAGACCTTTTCGTCATGACGGCTTCCACAGCATCTCAACTGGGATGCCGTGTTTTGCCGCCGTCTCAAGAATGAGCTTCGCATCGCTGGCGCGGCGTTCGATTTCCTCGCCGAAGTCAGCACCGAGTTCTTGGAAGTGGTCGGATAGCGTCTTGAGTCCCATTTCCACGTCCGCACGGTTCTGCTGGGCTTCACGTCCGGCGTCCACGGTCACACGCTTGGGCGGCACGGAGGAAATCTTCCACCAGCCTTCGATGGGCGGCAGGAGTCCGCGGTTGATCGCATCTCCGATCACGTAGGTCCACACCGGTTTAATGAGGCGGCGTTCCAAGATCATCTGACGGAAGGAGAACCGGCGGTCGGCTTTGGCGACGATCAAGCGCACGCCTGCCCCGCCGATCTTGCTGGAATCCGCCGCGAACTCGAAGGGAATCACTCCCAAAGCCGAGTCACGCCGTAGGTGCTCCAAGAAGCCGGTGAAGGTGGGCGATGGGCGGTTGGACTGGAAGCTCTCGATGGATTCGTCGGGTTTGAGTGCCACAAGCTTGCCGCCCACGATCTTCTGGAGCGTGATTGGATCACTTGGATCATTGCTACCGGCTGCGCCACCGACCACGAAATCGCCATTGTCATCAAGTTCGCCACGGGCGGTTTTGAGCACGCGGGAAATATCGGCGTTGTCCTTCACCGCGTGTTTTTCCAGCGCCAACAGCTCGATCTCATCGAGGACGTGGTTGATCGAATGCTGGATGGTGGGATGCGAGCGCACGCCACCCGCCCATTCAGGCTCGTGGATGTGGAGCATCGAGGCGGATGATAGATCGCGGGAACTGCCATTGTCTTCCAAGGCGCGGTAAAAGATCGGTGCGCCCCAAGCATCGACACCGACGCCATCGAGAGTTTCCCTGGAGCCGAACTGGTCGCCAATCCGGTGGGATTCGATCAACTGGATGCGTGGTTCACCCTCGGCGTCGTGGGTTTTGTGGACGAAGTATTCGCCGTCGATGTCGATGCCCCGGCAGACGAGCGCCTGGCATTCCTCAAAGGAGAATCGGCGAGTCACCTCGCAGCGGGCCGACCACAGGGCGAAGTATGCCTCGGCGGCACGGTTCCACTCAGGGTCGAGTGATTGCGCCTGCACGCGGATGCCATCGCCGGTCGAGTAGATGGCCATGTTGGCGACCAGTTCGCGGACGAAGCCCGAGTTCTTGTGGAGGTAGCGCGACTTGCGGACTAATTCCGAGCGCACACCTGGCGTGAGTTCGTGCCGAGCGTCCGTGGGGGCAAATCCCGGAACCAATCCACGGCGGGACGACCAGTTGGCAGACTCGAAGGGCGATCCCCATGCCTTGGGGACGAGAACCGGCGGCAGCCATTTGAGGGCGAAGGATTTGAGCGGATTCATTTCGAGAGGTGGCCGGAGATGAAGGAAGCGGCGACGGTGCGAGGTTTGCCGTAAGTGGCCGGGTCGAGAATTCGCAGTGCGTGGGCGCATTCCTCAAGCACCTGATCGACGGGCATGGTGAACTGCTTGGTGGCAGAACTGCCCGCCTCGTTCCAGGTCATGAGGGTTTTGCCCTCGATAAGAAATTCCTTCGCCCGCGACTGGATGGCGAGCACCTCGGAAATCGTGAAGCCGGTGATGAAGAGTCCGCGTGCCATGAGTTATTTACCTTTCCAGGTGGCGTTGCGCCCACGCGTGTCGATGTGGACGAAGCCCGATGATGGGTAGATGCCGAGACCTCCGGTGAACTTGCCGGCCTTGCGCCATTCGAGCAGCCGGTCATAGACGCGCTGTGGGCTGATGCCGTCGAATGCGATGTCGAGAGCGGTGAACTCAAGATGCTGACTGGATGATGCTCCACCGACCGCCTTGTTGTAGTCGGGCGATCGGTAGGAACTCAGGATGGTGCATGACCTGCCGAACGAATCGCGGAGTTCGTCCACGATACGAAGAGCGGGCACGATGTTTTTCCAGAGCAGCCGCGACGGCAGGCTGTTTTTCATGCCCTTACGCTCGCGGGCGAAGTAGCTGGTGAACTCACCCGCGCCGAAGTTACGAAATCTCTGGGAAGCAAACCAATCACTGAACGTGTTCATGGCTTACTTGGAGGTGCGGGGTTCGACGACGATTTCAAAGCGACCGTCCGGATGAACCCGGATGCGCCCGTCCTTGCCGATGAATTCCCCGGTGACGGCGGGTGGCGTGGCGCATGAGGCGAGAAACGGGACGGTCAGAACACCCATTGCCAAACAGAACAGTCCAACCTTGAACGATTGGTTTGGCTTGCCGTCGTCAAACAGATCGCCAAGCACGACCACCAGTTCTTTCACGGCGAGCGCGGCGGGACCGGCGGCAAGCAGGTATTTTGCCATCGTCGGATCGAAAAGCTGGGCGATACCCGCCAGATCCAGTGCGGCGAGCGTGGACATTCCAGAACCAAGGAACGTGAGGAAGCGGAGGATGGTTACGGTCTTCATGCTCCCTCGTCCGGAGTGTCAACCGGGGCGGCGGCAATGGATTCCCGGCCGACGATCTTGAGCATGGTCGCCGCTGTCGCCTGCATGGACTCACAATCAAAAAAGTGATTCGGTCGCGAGCCGATCTGCTTCCACATCCAGTGACCCTTTTCCTTGATCCGCTGCTCGCTTTCGAGCTGCGCAAGATAGTCGTCGTCGATGTCGTCGGGAACCTCCCAAGTCGGTCCTTTGGCAGGATCTTGGTTGCGGCGCAAACGGGCTAGCGTGTCTTTGATATTGAGGTTGCTCCAGTAATGGACGTGGCAGGACTGGCGATGCGAAAGCACGACCTTGCGCCGGGGCGAGTAGAACCGTTGGACTGTTTTTCCATCGCGCCCCTTGTGCGCATAGACTGGGCGGCGGTCGCCAATGAGCGCGACCCATCCTCGCTTGGCGCACTCACGATAGACATCGTAGGTCGCATAGCCGGCATCGAGAAACACGAGGCTCGGGTGAACATCAAAGCGTTCCTGCAACACGTCGATGTCGGTGAAGGTCAGGATGCGCTCGTTCCACATGAGGCGGCTAGATCCCTCCGCCGACCATGAGCGCACCACGGCGAACAGGTGGTCCATCTGGCAGTCCACTGTGATGAAGCGCAGCGGGATGAGGCCGTTGCGCTCGGGCAGCGGGGCGGCAATCACACGTCCGCTCTTCGGCTCAATCGCGCCCTCCTCTTCCCATGTCTCGCCGCGCTTGTAGCCGGATTTGACGATCTCCAGCTTGTAGTCTTCGACGTATTCGCGCCACGGCAGACCGAGCCGCTTCTGATAGAATTGTTGGAGCAGTGAAACGTCGCCCTTGCGCGCCGATGCCTTGGCCCGCAGGTAGAGTTCGGCAAGCTGCCCCCAACTCATCGCGCACAACGCGTTCCAGTGGAAGCCGACGTTTTCCTTCGAGGCTTTCGGATTCTTGGCGACGAACGCCCCGGTCGCATTGAGTTCACGACGGGTGCGCTCGCCGTCGTTGAAGTAGTGGTTGCACGACTCACAGCGCATTGCAGTGGTGCGCCGGACTTCGTCGTAATCCCATTCGCCGAATTCATCCCTCGCCGACTTGCTCCACTCGACGCATTCCCATTTAAACGGCTGCCGGTGATGGCACTCGGGACAAGCAAACGTCCACTCGCGCTGGTCAGTGGATTCGAACTTCCTGTGGGTGTCATCGTCCTCCTCCCCGCCCTGACTCATGAAGATACACTTGCCGAGCCAACCGAAGGCAGTGACACGCGCCTCCGCTTCCGCCATGTGACCGACCGGCCAGCGCCACGTCTCGTCCCCGATCAACCAGCGAATCGAGCGTCGCTGGAGGTTGGTCTTATTGTGCGCCCCAAGAATCCAGAGCGTCATTCCGTTGTTGAACTGGATCGTGTTGTTCTTGCGCTTGTGGCGGTGGATGCCGGTCGGCATGAGCCGTCTCACAGGCTCGCACTGGTCGAAGAGCTTCTGCAGGCGCGACTCGGAATAATCGCGGGCATCCTCATCGGTTTGATCGAGCCAAAGGGCTGGCCCCGGAAGGTTGGCGATGATGTAACAAATTGTCAGCTCGGGCGCGGTGGTCTTAGAGGACTGAACGGACGCGATAATCGAAACGAGTCGGATGCGTGGATCGACCAATGACTCCATGACCTCGCGAATCCACGGCGAATTGTCCGACCGGAAGCGTCCCGGGTTGGGCGAGTAGGGAATCCCCTCGATGTGATCCTCGCACCATTGCCAGGCAGGCCGACGGTCGGGCGGTTGCCATGCTTCGCGCCAGATGTCGTTTAGCACTTTCATGATTCGTGGAGGCAAAGGAGAACCTCATCAATCGCCTGTCGGCATTCCCGCTGGATGCCGGTGGCGTCGAGACCGGATAGGATGGGCGGAAGTTCGTTTTCAAACTTGGCTCTCAGGATGGAAGTCGCTCGGGCGACATGGCCGATCCACTCGCTCTTCACTAGATGGATCGGAACGTATTCGCCCCTTTTCACGGCGATGCGGAGTTCGCGCTCCTCGACTTCGGCGAGCAACTTGCGCGCCTTGAGAGCCTCCTCGTTGCCGACCGGAGTTTTGCCTGCCTTGAGTCCCCGCAGCCGGACGAACTCGCGCCAATCGGCCACAGGCCACAAGCCGTTGGACAGCGGCTTCGGAGAACCCTCCATCTTCTGCCAGGTGGTAAGCGTGCGGCGAGTAACACCTAACACAGCAGCAAGCTCGACGAGCGTTTTTGCATAGGCGAGCGTTTCCTCGCTGCCAGCCGCCCGTGATTCAATGCGCGCCCGCTCGGCCACGGTGAGCGGTTTTCCGGCTGCAACTTTGCGAACTACGTTTTGAAAATCCGCGTCGAGAATCTTTTCCGCGACGTCAGCGGGTAGCGCGGGTGATGTCGAATTCCCTTGGCTCATGGTTTCACGGCGACCCATCCGGCGAAGTTGAGGTGCCGCCAGAAGCAATCGACCGAGGTGAAGCCTTCCTGATGGAGAAGTTCCTCATTCCAGCGGGCGGTCACTGGAACCAGCACACCTTCGAGAGAAAGCCGCTTGCGGTCGATCTGGCTGTCGGAATAGCCGTTCTCACGCTTGATCTGGAGGAAGAGGTTCACGAACGCCTCATCGAGTTTGGAGGTCGCGCCGAGAATCTTTTCTACGAGGATAAAGGCTCCACCCGGAGCCAGCGACTCGAACACGCGGCGGATGATCTGCTGGCGGTATTCGATAGGCGTGAACTGAAGCGTGAGCACCGAGAGCACGAGGCTGGATGTCACACTAGGGAACTCGTGGCGCAGGTCGGCAGACTGGATGGTGACGCGGTTGCCGTGCGGGTGGTAGTTGAAGTTCTGGCGTGCCGCCTCGATCATCGGCTCGCTGATCTCCAAGCCGATGTAATCGTTGGCCGCGCCGAAGTTGGCGACGAATGGCAAGAGCGCCTGACCGCGGGAACATCCCATGTCGATGATGGCGGTGCCGGGTTGCACGAAGCTCCGGCCCACCTCGTAGGTCACCATCCGCATCGCATTGTATTGCGGAATCGACCGTTGGAGCATGTCGTCAAACACGGCGGTCACTTCCTGATCGAACTGCCAGGCTCCGCGGGGAACGACTTCATCACGTTGGGCTTCACTCATGCCCGCGTGGCGGATGTCAACGCGGCAGACGTTTCACGATCCGCGTGCCTTCGGTCAGTCGGTCACCTTCCGGGGTCACCCAGAAGCACGGGATCGAAAACTTCGCATACATATCGCGCGTCCGTGGGTTGCTTTCGATCGCGATGTAGCGGGCGTCATCGCCATGAATTGGGAACACGTCCTTCTTGAGCAGGTGCTCCTTGATCGCCGGAGGATTCCACCAGCCCTTCGGCGCGAAGCACGCATCCTGGGGACGCCAGCCGGTTTGCTCCTCGATGCGGTCGAGCGTCTTGATCGTCCAGGTTTCCGGGCGGGCGGTGATGAGAACGACCGTGTGAGGCCGCACAAGTTCCACTAGCCATTGCCGGTATTGCTCGTTGGCCAGTCGCTTCTCCATGCGCTCGGGCGTGGTGCCGCGTGCCGGATTGTTCGCCACCAGCGTGTAGTTAAGGTCTAGCAGGATGATCATAGGGTAATCTGAAGACGTTGGGAGAAAGAGTCCATGGCGCATTTCGCGAGATCCATACGAGTGCCGTCTGGATA